CACGTAAAGCCCTAGGCTTTGACTTCGTAGATGGTACAGAAGAAATACGCGTTCCTGCAAATATTGCAGGTTCAGCAACTAACCCAGATGAAGGCGGAAGACCCGTCGAAGAACCGGAGGAATAATGGGAAGTTTAAGACAAAGAGGTAAAGTCCTCGAAGCAGTTGGAATGGTCATGTTAGAAGAGGGTAAAATACTCGATAAACGTGAGTACCAACAAATGGAAACACGAACTCCTGTGAGAACAGGAATTGTACTAAATCATTTTGGAAGCTGGAGCCGCATGTTAGGTATTCTAGAAAGCACTCTTCCAGATGTGTGGGCAGAAATTAAGCTGAAGGAAAATCCTCCACCGCCTAAACCTGCTCCACCAAAAGAACCAAAGCCAGCTCCAAAGGCCGCGGTCAAGCCTGCTACTAAACCAGCAGTTAAAAAGGATTAAGATATGAATAAAATCTTTAATCTGACGTCTACTTTTAAAACTCATGCAGAGGATGATGGTTCTGTAATGATTCGTGGAATGGCAAGTACAGCTGACTTTGATCGCGCGGGTGATTCCATCTCAGCAGAAGCTTGGCAGAAGGGTGGACTAAAGAACTTTGAAAAAAATCCAATTATCTTATTTAATCACGATTATGATAAGCCAATTGGTCGAGCCACAGGACTGAAGTCTGGTCCGGATGGATTGGAGCTGGAATGTAAGATTAGTAAGGCGGCGCCTGCTAATGTTGCACAGTTAGTAAAAGACGGTGTTCTTGGAGCCTTTTCCGTAGGTTTCCGAGTCAAGGATGCTGATTATATTAAGGAAACCGACGGACTTATGATTAAGGACGCTGAATTATTTGAGGTATCGGTTGTTTCCGTACCTTGCAATCAGTCAGCTACTTTTTCGCTCGCGAAGTCTTTCGACTCTTCTGAAGAGTATGAAGAATTCAAAAAAACTTTCACAAATCGTGTAGATCTAGCAGGTCAGTCTCTGGCTAAGGATGAAGATATTACTTCGGGAATAGCTAGTGACACACCTCAAAGCACGGATGTTAAATCCGTAGATCAGGAGATCAAGATGGACAATCAAAACATCGACTTGGAAGCTTTTGCAAAGAAGGTAGCTGAAGATACAGCTGCTAAGATTGCTATGAAGCAAGCCGAGCAAAAAGCAGCTGACGAAGCAGAAACCAAGGCAGCGGCCGAAGTAGAAGCATCAAAAGCACAGGCTCTCGAAGCCGAAAACATTCGCGTCAAGACTGGCGTTGAAACTGGCGTTGAAGCTCTTATGGCTGACGTACAAGCACAACTTACTGCAAAAGACGCAAAGATCGATGAAGTCATGGCCAAGTATGGCAAAGACCTCGAAGAGAAGCAAGCTGAAATTACAGCAATGCAGAACAGCAAGAAGAGCTTTTCTGACCGTGCTGCAAAAGGCGACGTATCTAAGTGGGGCCAAGATTTCTTGAAAGCTCACCTATTGGGTGTTATGACTAGCAAAGGAATGAACACTGCTTTTGCTCGTGATCTACAAGAAAAAGCTGGTATTGACTACACTACTTCAGCAGCTGACATTGATCAGGAAGTTTCTAATCTCATCGAGAAAGAAATTCAAAATGAGCTGAAAGTAGCTCGTTTGTTCCGTGAAATGCCAGTAAATGGTGCAGCTACTGTACTACCAATCCAGCCAGATGTTAACCCTGCTGTATTCCAGACAGGCGCAGCAGCTTCTGGTAACTTAGAGAACCGTGGAGCATCTGACAACACGTTCAAAGCTAAGCAAGTTATTCTTAATGCTTATCGCTTGATCTCTAGCTCCTTCATGGACAATAACGTAGACGAGCAAGTCCTCATTAACTTGATGCCTATGCTTGTTGAGTCAGTTGCCCGTGCACACGGACGTGCAGTAGAAAATGCTATCGTTAACGGATCTGGTTCAATTACTGGTCTTGACGGATATGCAGCCGCTCACGGTACTACTCTAGACGTATCTGACGGTACTCGCCTAACTTCAGCGTTGCTATTAGCAGCTCGTGAAGGCATGGGTAAGTATGGTGTTAATCCAACTGACATGGCTTACATTGTAAGCAATGATGGATTCTACGACCTCTTGAACGATGCTAACTTCCAGACTTTGGACGAAGTAGGAAATGATCTAGCAGCTCGTATAACTGGTACTATTGGTGCTGTATTCGGTACTCCAGTAATCGTATCTGAAGAGTTCGCAGCTCCTGGAGCTGGTGTTCCAGCAGCTCTTGCTGTTAACACTCGTAACTATGTAATTCCTCGTCTTGGCGGTGTAACCGTTGAGCAAGATTACGAAGTTATGAATCAGCGTCGAGTAATCGTTGCTAGCCAGGCTCTTGGATTTGAAGAGTTGGTAGCTGGTGCAACTGGTGCAGAGCCAGTAATTAAGATTGATTACGTAGCATAATACTTAACAGTATAGAAACGAGGGGGAGTTTATCTCCCCT